ATTGACGACAGTCAAACGCCTAATTGGAAAGAGGTAGCATAAATGGCAACTTACGTTAATGACTTAAGATTAAAAGAGATCGCCACTGGCGATGAATCGGGAACTTGGGGAACAAGCACAAATACTAATTTGGAGCTAATCGCTGAAAAATTCGGGACAGGAAGCGAGGCTCTTTCGGACGCTAGTACCGCTACCATAACGATGGCAGATGGATCTAGTGATGCCTTTCGCTCGATGGCCCTTACCCTCACAGGATCTCTCTCACAGGCTTGTACGGTCACGTTAGCTCCAAATACTCTTTCTAACGTATGGGTAGTACAAAACTCCGCTGGCGATACGGTTACACTAACCGCAGGAACAGGCGCAAATGTGGTCATACCAAACGGCGGTATCCGCATGGTGGCTACCGATGGTGGCGGTTCTGGTGCAGCGGTCACTGATGTCCTAGACGTACTAGGCGGTACAGGCAATGTAGGGCTGGGTAGCGGTGCGTTTGGCACAGGACTTACCACAGGTACAGATAATGTGGCTATAGGCGAAGCTTCTGGCGATGCTCTAACTACTGGGTCTGATAATACCTTGATTGGCGACAACGCTGGTGGAGCTTTAACTGGTGGATCATATAATGTAGCTATTGGTTCTAGCGCACTTCTTACAGAAGATGCTGCTGGCAGAGCTGTCGCAGTTGGGTTTGAAGCTCTTAAAGTACAAGACGCTGGTTCTGATGGTCAAAATGTTGCTGTTGGATATCAGGCTTTAACGGCAAACACTACAGGTATAAGTAATGTTGCTGTTGGAGGGGGTGCGTTAGATGCCAATACAACCGCAAACAACAACACAGCTATTGGACATGGTGCTTTAGGTGCTAACACCACTGGCACATCGAATGTTGCTGTTGGATATGTAGCACTTTCGGCAGCCACCACCGCAGACAATAACACAGCGGTGGGCTATGGTGCAGGAGATGCTTTGACAACTGGTGCTGACAACGTGGCAGTAGGCACTGTTGCTTTAAGTGCAGCTACTACAGCAGATAAAAACACAGCGGTTGGTTCAAGTGCTTTGGTTTCAGCCACTGCAGGTGGATTTAATACAGCGGTTGGTTTTAATGCTGGCGGTTCAATAACAACGGGCGCACAAAACACAATTATGGGCCACAGGGCTGGAGATGCCCTGACCACTGGTACTTTTAACACTGCATTAGGTGACTATGCGTTAAGTGCAGCCACTACTTCAACTGCTAACGTAGCTGTTGGTAAAGATGCGTTGTTACGGGTCACTACGGGAAATGGTGGGAACGTAGCAATTGGTTACGTTGCTGGAGATCATATAACAACAGGTGAAACTAATGTATTAGTTGGAGCTAACTCTGGTGACGCATTAACCACGGGCGGCAACAATGTAGCAATTGGTTATGGTTCGTTAGATGCTCAAACTACTGTAAGTGGCAACACAGGGGTAGGTCATGAGACATTAAGCGGGAACACATCAGGAACAGGTGGTGTTGCTGTTGGTTTTCGTGCTGGAAAAGCTAACACCACGGGAAATAACAACACATCAGTTGGATATACTGCTTTAACGGCCAACACGACAGCCACTCAGAATACTGCGGTGGGATCTCAGGCATTGTTAAGCACCACTACGGGTGGGAATAACACAGGCTTGGGTATGAATGCGTTGTACGCTAACACCACAGCTAGTGACAACACCTCTCTGGGTTATGGCTCGATGGAAAATACTACTACAGGTGGTTACAACACAACCGCTGGCTCAGAGGCATTTAAACAAAACACCACAGGTCAAGAAAACACCGCTGTTGGCTACAAAGCCTTATACAGCAATACCACCGCTGATAACAACACCGCCCTTGCAAGGTTGGCACTTTACGCAAACACTACTGGAACAGCTAATGTGGCTGTAGGTTCTGCTGCTCTGCAAAGCAACACAACCGCTGATTACAATGTAGCTGTAGGCGTTACCGCCCTTAGTGGTAACACAACAGGTGATCGCATGACCGCTATTGGTCATCAGGCGTTGTATACAAATACTACGGCAGATGCTGGTACGGCGGTTGGTTTTAGAGCCTTATATAGTAACAATGGCGCAAACAACACCTCTATGGGATTTGACTCTATGTTTAGTAACACTACAGGTTATTATAACGTAGCAATGGGGTTAGAGGCATTAAGAGCTAATACCACTGGGTTAGCTAATGTCGCTATTGGTTATCAAACTCTTTTAGCTAATACAACAGCTTCCTATAACACTGCCCTTGGCTACGGCGCACAAAAAGCTCTTACAGGTGAGCATAACGTAGGAATTGGTTATGCTGCTATGTGGCAAGCTACTTCGGCTGTTAATAATATAGCAATAGGAGGTAGTTGTGGTTCAAATCTAACAACTGGGGACAACAATATTCTCATAGGATCTTCTGCGGGAAACTCTAGCGTTTTGCTTACCACAGGGGCTGCTAACGTAGTTATTGGTCAGGCTGCTCGTACTAGTTCAGCAACCGTGTCTAATGAAATAGTTATGGGACAAGAGGTTACTGGAACTGGGAACAACACTTTCGTTTTCGGTAACGGCACAACTGATACGAATTGTTCTATGGGAGGCACTACTTGGGCTAATCCTTCTGACGAACGAATTAAAGAAGAAATTGAAGACGAAGTAGTTGGGTTATCTTTTATTAATGATCTTAGACCTAGAACATTTAGGTATCGTAAAGAAAAAGATATACCCGAAGAGTTAAATGCTCATGTAGCGGATTCAGAAAACCGCTATAACAGTGACGAATACCAACAAGGTTTTATTGCTCAAGAAGTAAAAGAGGCTATAGACAAGCATTCATCATTAAAAGATGGGTTTGATATGTGGTCAGAAGATGAGGCTGATGGAAGGCAGAGGGTAGGGCCAACAGCAGTTATACCCATGTTAATTAAAGCAATTCAAGAACTTTCGGCTGAAGTCGAAAAACTTAAAGGAGACTAAAGATGGCTGTTAAAAAGACTTTAATCGGAGCAATTCCTTCCAATGAAGGAGGAAAGGTTGTGGCTTGGAACCTTTCTATGAAATATGAGCAAGGTACTGAAGGTGAGGCTGATTATTATGAAAATGAGAAGACTCTATTTGTTAATGCAACATACCCTAATCCAGATGGATCAACTACTACTAACTTTACTCCTAAAGCAGAAGGCGATTGGACTAAGAAAGAGTTAGAGGATCTTTGTCCAACGGCCCAGTGGGATGAAATATTTGCTAGTCAATACGATTCTGTGATTACTAACCCGCCTAAAGTTCCTGTTCCTAATAACTCTTTTGTGATCCCCAGCTAATGGAACCGCAACCCTATACATACCACACGCTGCCAGCAGTCTTTATGCTGGAGACTCAGTTGCCTGAGAATATGGTTGGCGATCTGAATACTTATCTCGATAAGCTGATGGTTGCAGAGGAGCGTAAGAGTCATGCGTGTACGTTAGTAGGCCAGATAGGTCACGGACAGCAGCTTACGATGGATCATTTATGTGAAGAGATGAGTGACTTCAACACGATGATTCAAGGGTTGGCGATGGATTATGTGAAGCAGTTTTGTGTTGCTTCTGGTAATGCGTTAACAGGTAATCGGGAGGTAATGACTGATGAGCTTTGGAGTGTTCATTCTTATATGGGCGACTACAATCCTATTCATGATCATGGTACTAAAACGATTATGGGAGTCTCCTGCACCACATGGACAAAAGTACCGCAACAAATCCTAGATCAGCCTACAGCGGGATCTCCTGAGTACAGCTTATATAACTCCAGTGGTAATGCAGATGGTTGTCTGGCCTTTAGCTATGGCCGTAATAGTTTATTAGATGTGGAGCGGTTAGCGCCCCCACAGAGCTTTATTATCAAGCCAGAGGTAGGAAAACTATTAATGTTTCCTAGTTGGTTAACACATATGGTTTACCCCTTTGAGGGTGAAGGAGAACGGCGTACAGTCGCTGCAAACTTAAATGTATGGAAGGTAGAAGAAGATGGAACAAGACATTAAAGAAGACACAGTTACAGTTACGGCTCCAGAAGAAGAGGTTGTTCAGCTTCCCCCTAATCCTGAGATGTTAAATTCTCGTATGGAGGAGCTTAGAGAAGAGATTGGGCAGATCACCAATGTAATTAACGCAAACCAAAAGCAGCTTGATACCTATGTAGCGGCGTTTAATTGGTATTCGCAGCAGCTAGAAGCAGCTAATGCGGAGCAACAGTAATGGAAGCGCTTACAAATATTATTACGGTTGTAACATCTATTGTTTGTATTGCTAGCATTGTATGCAGTTTGACCGAAACTCCAAAAGACGATGCCCTAATTGGAAGGCTATACAAGATAGTGGAGATTGCGGCATTGAATATAGGCAAGGCAAAACAATCAAGTGCGAATGTAAAGCAAGCCGAGATCAAGAAAGATGCCAGCAAAGAAAGCTCAGACTAAGGCAGCAAAAGCTGTTAAGCCAACCACACCTACAGCACTGGCTTTAAAGGCATTAGAGCGTATTGCAAAGCATGAAAAAGAATGTGGTGAGCGTTGGGCTGAATGCACTGTTGAGCTTAGAGAGCTTAAAGAAGCTAGTAAGGCTCATGCTGCTAGGTGGGAAAAGGTGGCTTGGTTGGTTGTAGGCACTGTTCTTACAACCGCTTTAGCTGGTTGGGTAACTGTAATATTAAAGTAAGTTATGCCATTAAAAAGATTTAATTTTCAAGCAGGAATAAAGAGAGAAGGCACCGCCTATAATAATGAAGGTGCTTTTTATGATGCGTCATTTATTAGATGGCGTTCTGGCCGCGCAGAAAAAATGGGCGGATGGGCAAAAAAATATAATGAATCAACATCTACATTTATTGGTGTTTGTAGAAAAATACACCAATGGGTTAATTTAAGTAATCAAAGATATATAGCTCTTGGTACTAGTAAAAAACTGTATCAGGTGCTAGGGGATTCTTTTACAGATGTAACGCCTTTAAGAACTACAACATCTGCTGGAGATGTTACCTTTGCAGCTACTAATGGATCATCAACATTAACAGTAACAGACTCTTCTCATGGTGCCGTCAAGGGAGACTTTGTTACATTTAGCGGAGCCGCTACTTTAGGCGGTTTGATTACAGCCTCTGTTCTTAATCAAGAGTATGAAATTGCAACAATAGCTAGCACTAATACCTATACAATTACTGCAAAAGACACATCAGGAGATACGGTTACCGCTAACGCCAGTGACTCAGGAAATGGTGGCGGCTCTACTGTTGGTGCATATCAAATAAGTATTGGATTAGATATTGCTGTTGCTGGAACAGGGTGGGGTTCTGGTACTTACAGCGGGGGTACGTGGGGTAATTCAGAATCAGGAATGGTTAACTCCTTAAGGTTGTGGGATATAGATAACTTTGGAGAAGACTTTATTGCTAACGTTAGATCTGGAGGACTTTATTATTGGGATGCAACTAATCCAACAAATAGAGCTGTCCCATTATCAAGTTTATCTGGGGCTTCTAACCCTCCCTCAGAGTGTTTAAACGCTATAGTATCCACTCAAGATCGTCATGTGTTGGCTATTGGATGCACGCCTTTTGGCGGAAGCAATATAGATTTAATGCAGATTAGGTGGTGCGATCAGGGCAATGCCGCTCAATGGACACCCTTGACTACAAACACCGCTGGTGATTTAAGGCTTTCTGCTGGATCAGAAATAATTGGCGCAGTTAGAGGAAGGCAAGAAGTATTGGTTTGGACTGATGTTGCTTTGTATAGCCTTAGATTTATTGGCGCACCATTCATATTTAAGTCTACGCTAATAACAGAAGGTATTAGCATGATTTCCCCTAAAGCTGCGGTTAATGCTAATAACGTAGTTTATTTTATGGATCGCCGTAATTTCTACATCTATACGGGCGCAGCTCAAACTCTTCCATGTACTGTTCTTGGTTATGTATTTGATAACCTAAATCAACAACAAGCAGAACAAGTGTTTGGGTTTACTAATACGGCTTTTAATGAGGTCGGTTGGTTTTACTGCACTGGAGAATCTACAACAATAGATAGCTTTGTTACTTATAACTATGTAGAAAAAGCATGGTCTATTGGAAGCCTAGAAAGAACAGCTTGGGATGATGCTGGTGCTACATCAAGTGTACCATTGGCAACTGTCACATCTAGCGGCACTGGTTATGTATATAACCATGAAACAGGTTATAACGCAGATGGATCAGCAATGACTGCGTATTTAGAAACTGCTGATTTTGATATAGATGATGGAGATCATTTTGCTTTTGTTAGGCGTTTATTGCCAGATGTAGAATTTATAGGAAGCAATACTGCTCCAGAAATTACATACAGTCTTAAGTCTCGGAGTGATGCAACAGGAACATTATCTACTGAATCATCAACAACTGTAACAAACTCAACTAACTATGGCGTATCTAATGTAAGGGCCAGAGGTAGGCAGATGCGTGTAAGAATGGAAAGCACAGATGTAGATAATGCTTGGCGGTTAGGCGATGTTAGGTTGGATGTAAGACAGGATGGTAGGCGATGAGTAGCGAAGGCGCAGAGTTTAGATTACCGCTTGAGTTTCCTACCGCTGAGTATGACGAGCAGTATATGCAAAGGCTTATTAATCAATTGAGATTAATATTTGAGCTAATACCATCGCCAACAGAGGTTGAATCTGATTCTGCTGCAAATGCGTGGTTTATGTCGTAATGCCTAGCACATATATAAATGCGATCAAAACATTAGATGGAACGTCTATTGCAGATATATATGAGGTGCCTCAAGGAAAGACTGCAATACTTAAAACGATTAGCGCGTACAATACTAACGCGAGTACAGCTTCATCTTTGATTGTACATATTTATGATAGCAGCGCAGATGCTACAACAGAGTTTGAAAAGACCGCCTCTATTGGCGCTGAGACACGACAAGCGTATTTAGAGAACGGCGAAGTAATAGTTTTGGAATCAAAAGATAAATTAAGAATGACAGCAGGAGCTTCTAACTACTTTGATATATTTGTCTCAATACTTGAGGTATTATAAAAGTGTTTAAACGCTTGCATATTATGGAGGTTGTATGAACAGTTCTTTTAAGCCGCAACAAGCGCCTATGGAAAGACAGGCTAATCGTTTAGCCAGTCAAGGTCGCTATGGCGATTCAATGATGGTTCATATGAATCCAACCGAGGTTCAGGTATTGAACCAGATGGCTCCCGGCGGATTAACTCGCAATCCACAAACCGGACAACCAGAAGCGTTTGGTATGCTGGCTTCAATAATTGCATCAATGATAACTAAAGCAGCAGCGGCATCAGCGGCAGCAGGAGCAGCGGCGGGTGGAACGGCTGCGGCGAGTGGGGCGGCAGGAGCAGCAGCAGGAGCTGCTGGCGCTGGAAAGCTTGCAACACTTGGTAAAATGTTATCTCTTGGCACAATGAATCCTACGGTGGCTGGCGCTCTTGCTTCAGGAACAACTACTGCTATTCAAACCGGCGATCTTATGGAAGGTTTAAAGACCGGAGTTATAGGCGGTGTTACAGGACACATTGCAGGAAAAATGATGAGCGGTCTTGGTGAAGGAGCTGGGCTAGGAGCTGATGCTGGATCACAAATAACACCAGAAGCCGGTACTGTTCAAAACGCGCTTGCTTTACAGGGTGGCCCTCCAGTTCCCGGAAGCGCTCTTGCTGGAGCTGATGGGCAAGCTTTCGCAGCAGATCTAGCTCCGCAACCAAATATTGGAGATTTCGATCCCATCAGTGGGCAGCAGTGGTCTGGCCCCGGCTTAGTATCTAACGTTACTCCTCCAGCTAGTGATTTTAGTATAGGGGATGCTATTGGAAGTATGGGCATAACTGATGTTGCTATTCCGGCAATGCAAGGAATGATTGCAGACGATGCTGTTGCCATGTATGACTATGGTGGCGGTGATATGGAAGAAGAGGACGAAGATCCTTTTTATCAAGAAGTGCGCCCTAGCGATAGAGGAATACAAATGCCCGGTATGGGCTACGATGCTGGCACAAGCGGCGAGTTCGATTACTTTGCTAATCCGTTCAAAGCTATACCTGTAGCAAAGACTGGCGGTCATTTAAGGCAATTTGAAGAAGGTGGCACAGTTGATAAGCCTATAAATCTTTCTGGCCTTAGAGGGTTTGATCAGATAACGGCTCCCCCTAGTTTTGACTTTAGCGGAACAGATATATATGGCCCTGCTCCTGTCAACATGGAAGATTTTAATTTATCAACACCTACAACAAATGCTGTAGATTCGGGTCAAAGTAGATTTCAGCAGATAGCAGCACAGCCAACAAGAACAATGCCGAACCTTAGTAACATTGGAGCTGGTATTGGTTTTGGCCCCGGAATGGATTTAGCTTCAATTGGATTAGAAGGCGCTCCGGGCATGATTGAAAGCTATTATCCTGATTATTATAGCGGCGCTGCTACATATGGCCCAGATCCAACCCTTACAGCGTTTGGCGGGAGATTTGCTCCTGACCCTGTTACGCCAGCAGCTTCGGCAGTTCCAGCAGCAACAGCTTCTCCAGAAATGAGCGGCATGGAAGATTATGGAATGCCTGTAGAAATGGGAAATCAAATGTTTCGTAATCTTGGCATGGAAGATTTTGCAATGCCTGTAGGAATGGAAAATCAAATGGGTCTTAATTATGGCATGGAATCAGCTATGCCTTCTGAAACGTTTATGCCGGTTTCATATGGAACTGTAGATGATAGAGGGAAACAAGCTACTGGAATGCAATCTTTAAGAGAGGCATTTGGCACTGCTAATAAGCCCCGAAGAGGCGGTATAGGAGGAAGAAACCCTAACTATGTAGAGCCAGTTAATACAGGCCCATCAGTAAATGCTGGAGGAAGACTTTTCGATATGCCTTCAGTATCAGGAGCTAATATACAGCCGACATTTGATCCAAGAACATTTACTAATGCTGGTGGTTTTGATATGGCAGAAACGGGTTATGTTGGAGGAAATGGTTTAGATATGTCTTCAATATCAGGAGCTAACC